CACCTACTACAATAGACGCAGTAGAATTGACACCAGTAAATGTAACAATTTTAGCACCGTCTGCACCACCAAATAAGAACTTACCGCCTGACCAAACACGACTGTCTAGTGAAGCAGGAAGTGTGTCTATAGTACCGTAAGCATCTAAACCTTCTAAAGTAATAGTAGATGAAGCTAGTGATACAATGTATTCTGAAGTAGTACTAGCAGAAGACCATTTCTTAACTAACCAATTGTAGATAAGTAATGAACGACCACCTGAAGTATTAGGATAATTCCATATAACAATGTTTCTAATTGGGTCTACAGCAGCACTAATAGTATCTTGTTGTGCTAAAGCCATGTTTTCGTAAAAGTATTCGTCTACCTTATCGTTACCAATGTTATATACATTAGTACCGTCACAACCATAGAAACCGTCATCCGCTAAGAAGTATGTAGTAGGTCCGTATTGTGTAACTGAACCTGGTGTATTACAACCTAGGTTTCTTGAGATAGCGTCAAACTGGAAGAATAATGGTGAACCAATATATGACATGCGGTAAATAGCACGTTCTAATAAAACAATACCAAATTCACCGCCTGTAATGCCAGTAATGTTTCCACCTTCTGCTATAATTTGATAGTCGGCTTGTGAAGCACCGCCTGAAGTCCAGTCAGTTTCATCATTAATGTCTGACCATTGTAATTTGTTAGGAGTGCCACTAATGTTAGCAGCTACTACAAAGTCTCTAACTACTGTAATAAATTTAGCTAAAGGAGCTGTAGCAGATACGTCTGCAAAGGCAGTAGAAGTTCCTACATACCATGCTTGTATTTTAGCTGTGTTATTAGATGCTAATATTGCTTGACCAAACTGTGTAAAACTCCAGCGTTCTGCACTAGAATAATTACCTGTTTTACTTACGTTTACTAAAGCTGTAGTAGCCGGATTAAACTTAAATAGTTTAGTAGCACCACCTGCAAATAACTGTGTTTCTAAGTTAAACTTAGCTGCAGTTACGTTGTTTAAGTCTTCACTAGCTGCACTAGAATAGTCAGCAGATAATGGAAATGGACCATAACCTATCGTTAAAGGATAGACGTTATTAGCCTCTAGTAAAGCGTTTGCTGTTGTAGGCTGGTCTGGTAGCCATTCTGTAAAAGCTATTCTTTGCGTAGGCATTCATTTTCCTTAAACGGTTACTTGATCCCAAGATGTTGTTGCTTCGTTCCAAGTATATCTTTTATCATCTGTAGGCATATCTACAGGTGCTTTCCATTGTGCTGTTGTTTCATCTAATAACCATGAGTTAAATGGTTTAGGTGCAATAAAAGCATCACGACCTTCGTCATAAGTATATCCTATACCAGCGTAATTCTTACGAATGTTACCGTTATAAGATGTTTGTTTCCATGTTCCACCTAAAAGGTTAGAACAGAATTTAATACCTAACTCTTCAGACTCTTGACCTTGTTCGTTAAGAATGTCTTGGTTAGATACTACTATTACTTGAGTTACTATGTTGTTTTCTAGTTTAGCAAAATGTGCCATGTTATTTCCTTTGTTGTTAAGCTGTATAAGTGCCTGAAGCAGTATATTTTAATATAGTATTAGCACCAGATGTTGTTATAGTTGGGCTTCCTGTTGTAGTGCCAGTATATTTAATAGTTGGTATTGATAATATTACTACACCAGAACCACCTGCACCACCAGCATAATTTAATACTGAAGGAACAATATAATAACTACCACCACCGCCACCACCGCCAAGATTTGCAGTACCAGCAGTTCCTGTTAATGTAAGTGTATTTGCTCCAGCTCCACCACCTCCTGAACCACCAGGTCTTGCGGTTTGTTGTCCTTCACCACTTACACCAGCAGAAATAGCTCCACCGCCACCACCAGCGTAGTATGTTGCTGAACCTGTAATAGATGAAGAAACTCCAATACCACCTTCACCACCGTAAGGAGCTGAAGTTGATGATGAAGCACCTGCTGCACCAGCTCCGCCACCACCTGAACCTAAATAAGTATCAGAACCAGTAATTTTTGTACCTGAATTATTTGCTCCAGCATAACCTTGTCCTGATGTAGGAGACCCTCCAGTTGAAGCAAAACGACCTGCTCCACCACCACCTGAACCTCCAGATGCACCATTATTTGCGTCTCCAGCTCCACCCCCACCACCACCTACTGAAGTTTGAGTTGTGATAGCATAACCAGATAATACTGAATTAGACCCTGAAGTTCCTGAACCAGCTCCTCCTGTTCCTCCACCTCCTGTAGCAACTCCACCTGCACCACCAGCACCAACTGTAACTGTGTATAAACTACCTGCATTTATATATACGGATGATGTTAAAAGCCCACCTGCTCCACCGCCGCCACCAAACCTTGAACCACCACCACCACCACCAGCTACCACTAAATAACTAATTTCATAACCACCTATTAATGTTCCACTTGCAGTAAATGTATGTATTGTGTTTCCACCTGATGTTGTTACAGTTCCGCCTGTAAATACTTGTGAGCCAGCGTATGAGATAATAACAACACCGCTACCTCCTGCTCCACCTGTGCCAGCAGCATAAGAGCCTCCGCCACCACCACCAGTATTAGCTGTACCTGCTCCACCAGTACTTGATATTGAACCATTACCACCACCGCCAGAGCCTCCAGTACCAGTAGTTCCAGAACCATTATATAATCCACCGCCACCACCGCCTGCGTAGTATGTAGCTGAACCACTAATAGATGAAGATATACCAATACCACCACTACCAGCAGTTGTTGAGTTTGGTGCTGTTTGCCCTGCTGCACCTGCTCCACCACCGCCACCACTTGGATATGGAGTTAAGGTAAAATTACCATTATTACCACCAGCATTACCTTGACCACTTGTTCCAGCACCACCAGTACTTCCTGCTGCATTATCCCAAGAACCACCGCCACCACCTGAACCGCCTGATGCACCACTTGTTGTTCCAGTATTGCCTATAGGAGCTCCACCACCACCTCCTATAGAAGTTTGCGTAGTTAAACCTGTGCCTGATAAAACTGAATTAGAACCATTTGTTCCTCTTGCGGAAGATACACCACCTCCAGCACCTCCAGCACCAACAGTTACAGTATAAGTGTCAGGATAATAAAGAGTTGTTGTGGATGTAAGTAATCCACCTGCACCACCACCTCCAGATGAGCCGCCACCGCCACCAGCCACTACTAGATAACTAGCTGTAACTGCTGTAGCAGGAACTAATGAACCTGAAGCTGTAAATGTATGAATTTGGTTACCACCTGAAGTAGTAACTGTGCCACCTGTGAATTTGGGTGTAGCAGATGTGTAAGATATGATGACTACGCCTGCACCGCCTGCACCGCCACCACCGCCTACAGTTCCTCCAGCACCTCCACCTCCGCCTAAATTAGCAGTACCAGAAGTTCCTGTTGTATTAGAAACTGTGGCATTACCACCTCCTCCAGCACCTCCAGTACCAGCAGTACCATTTCCAGAAAATGTACTTGCACCACCGCCACCTGCATAGGTTACAGAGCTGCCAGAAATTGAAGATGCACTACCTGCACCACCATTACCACCAGCAGAACCTGAACCATTACCACCTACTGCTCCAGCACCACCTCCACCTCCGCCTCCATAAGCTGAGCCTGAAGGATATCCAGTACCACCGTTATTTCCTTGTCCACTTGTTCCTGTGCCGCCTGACCATGTAATACCACCATCAGCACCACCACCGCCACCACCAGAACCACCAGATAAACCTTGTCCAAAATATGTAAGGTCTTGTTGTCCGCCACCTCCACCACCACCGCCTGTAGATGTTATAGTTGTTAAACCAGTTCCACTTATAACTGAATTACTACCACTTGAACCTCTACCAGCAACATTATTACCACCACCAGTACCTCCAGCACCGCCACCGCCAACTGTTACGGTATATGTAGTAAGCGTAGATAATGTTGCAGTAGATGTAAGTAAACCACCACCACCTCCACCACCACCACCACTTGAACCTGCACCACCTCCACCAGCAACAACAAGGTAATTAGCAGATACATTGGTACTTTTAGATGATAAAACACCATAAGCTCTTGCGGCTTGTATGGCTAGTCTTGACAATAATGACATTGTTAATTCCTATTTGAATTGTGTTTGTGCTGCAAATACTGTGAAAGCTGCTGAACCTGTTTTAACAATGGTATATGAATAAGCATCAATACCTGAAGCGTTACCACTTGTCCATGCTGTGCCACCTTGATACTTAGGCGTGACAGATGAACCGTCAATAGTGAAAGCATTATTATAGTATGCTGTTGAACCTTGTGTGACTAAAAATACTACTGTAATAGCTTGCCCTGTAGACATAAGAGTATTTAAAGATGTTGTGCCATTACCTCTTACATTAACTGTCCAGTTAGCACTTGCGTTAGTTGTATAGTATAAGACTGATTGAGTTGTAACATCATAGTTAATTGTGCCTGTAGCTGCAGTAGCTGATATTGTTGTTACTTCTGCTGCATCTTGGAATACTGCACCTAAAGCTGTTGTTGAGCCTGCAAATGTTTGAGTAGCTGTAAATGTACTTGCTACATCATCAAATACTGTATTTGCATCATAAGCCTGTACGTTTGTACCAATAACAAGACCTAATGAAGATCTAGCTGAAGCTGCTGTATTAGCACCAGTACCACCTGCTGCAACAGGAATAGAGTCACCACTAACACCTGACTGTAAGTCACGAATTTGAGCCATGAGTGTTCTAATAGCATTGTTAATACCTGAAGGTGCGCAACCCTCATCAATATTAATACCTGCAATATCTGTGTTTAAGTTTGCGCCAGCACTTGTAGAGTCGTACTGACT